ACAATCTCTAACACATCCTCTGCTGCCAATAATATTAAATTCTAATTTGTTTTCATCGTTACGATACGCTGTTAAGTCATAGTATGAATAATCCGGAAACGGATACTGATCCAAATTAGTTATCTGTACAAAGTCCAAATTTCCTATACCTGGACCTGAGCTATGCTTGAAATATTGTATTAGCGATTCTTCGGCCTCGCCTACAATATACTCATCAATTAGATTATTGTCTTTAAGAATAGTACCATAAGTTTTACTATTTCCAATTACTCTTTTAATTCCTGCACCACCAATTATAATTTTAGCCTTGGATTTTTTCCTAATGCTTGGTAATAGAATATTAGTAAATGATTGTGCCAGATATGAAAATAAACTAACTATAATGTAATCAAAACTACTAACTTGAATCTGATCTAGATAATTTAGTAACCATTGATTAATTATTTCTTTTTGGTCTGCGGAATAATCAGACACCATCTCGTAAAAAACATCGTCAAAAAAAGAATCAGGTTTATTGATATTTCTTAAATATTCACGTAAGTGTATATTCATATCTTTGGCCGAGACATCGTGCCCAATACTAGCACAGAGACTCGCTAATATTGCGCCACTTAACGGAGGCCGTAGATGATCAAGAGGCGGCACATGTAATATTAACGTCTTAATCATCTAATGTTTTTTTTATTTGGGCAATCTTATTTGATATTGTTTGGTGATCAAATTTATCACGACCGCTATATGTCTGAGATGTCAACACATGATTTTTTATAAACTTCTCCTGTATGATCCAATTTAAAACTGGGTTAGTAACAGCAATTTTGATGGTACCATTTGTATAAAATCCCTTGGTGTTAAAAAGACCAACCTTGTGGTCAATCATAATTGGAAGATTTCTAATCCAGACTTCCTCCATTGATATGTCGTTTATTTTAAAATTGTTAAACACAACGGATTTATCAGCAAGAATGTTTCTATCCAAATCTAGCACAGTGTCCCAAACACCATCCTGACCAAATTTTTTGCCTATGCCAGAAATTTCAATTAAGTAGCTGTTTGATTCTGGTGCAACAACGCTTAAAATTTGATTACCTTGAATTTCTCCGTTAAAATGTAGCATATTGTTTATTTTTATATTTAACGTAGGCCAAGATGCTCCCTGATTGCCGGTAACATCAAGCAGTAGGGTTAATGCCACCATGACTCGTACGGGAACTCAATCCATACGTCCTGTTCGGATTTGTTGATCTCTTCGCCAACATAGCTGGTACTGATGTTGGATTCGCTAGCAAGATTATCATACAGCACAGCAAATCGCACATTGTTGCCCCAAACATGTTCCCAGTCTGGATCAGCTGGCAAACAACTGCCTTGCCAATCTTGCATGATCCAGTTGATAGTAGCGCCGCTGTCATTGATATCATCAACAATTAATATTTTTTTAGCAAATGTAGGGTCGCTACGCTTGCTAATACCTTCACGGAACGGACCTTCGGGTATGTATCCAAATGCATCCTCGGCCATCCAGCAGTTGCTTTCGCACTGCCCGCCATCACGTAAACTGACCTTGAGCATTTCGCAAGGGACGTCAAAGTAATGACTAATCATCACAGCAGGAACAGCGCCGCCACGAGTGATGCCCACAACATAATCGGGGCGCCAATCATCAACAGCAATGTCTCTACAAATTTTACCCACAAGCCCAGTTAACGCTTTATTAGTGACAATTAATTTATTCATTAGTCACGTTCCATTTCAGCTGCTTCCTTGATGAGGGCTGTCAGTTCCGCAAAGTCCTTGCAAAGAACTTTGGCAGTAACCCATTCTTCGTTGCTGTTGCGTCCACCAACTTCAACCATGTAGCCATTGTCATACATGTAGACAGTGAAGTGGTCGTTACATTTTGTTAGTTTATTGTTGAGTTTCATTGCATCTCCTTGATTGAATTTATTTCTTCCAAAATTTGGCCTTGTCTAAAGCGGTTTTCTTTGGTTCTGATTTTTGCGGTGGCTCGGGTTCAGGTGGTGTTGTTCGAACAGGCAAATCTGATTTAAGCATGTTTTTGATCAACAGCACTGTTCTTTCTAATTCCTTGTCGGCTATTACTTTGATAGCCAATAATTTACTATCGTAATTGTTTGCACCATCAAGCAAGCCGGCTGGTACTTTCATTGTTTTTTTTGGTTTAAGTGAGTCTAGTTGTTTCTTTAATGCTGCTGCGTCATTGTTATTATTATTTTCGTCGGACACTTTATTTTCCTATCAAACTAGATAGGACAAATATCCTATCTAGGTGCAAACTCCTGTTGCAATTTAATGTTGTCGAAGAATTCCTTCTTAACACTGGAGTCGGTTTTAAACGCACCCTGAAGAACTGTAGTTTGTGTCAAACTACTATGTGCCATAATGCCACGGTTTTCACAACACCCGTGCGTTGCTTGAATATAAACTGCAACATTCTCACTGCCTGTTGCTGACATAATTTCTCGAGCAATATCATTACATAGCTCTTCTTGCAACGTACCTCGCCTAGCACACCATTGTGCTATACGTGTATATTTACTCAAGCCAATTAATTTTTGGGCTGCAATGATACCAATATAGGCAACTCCAGCCACTGGCTGGTGATGGTGGCTGCACATGCTGCGTAACTCACTGCGTACAACCAGCATACCGTCGTAACGATCTGCACTATCATTGGGAAAAGCCGTTGCTTCGGGTGCAGTTTCGTACCTGCCTGCCATTATTTCGTTAAAATACATCTTGGCAAGTCTACGTGCGGTGCCTTGGCTGTTGGGATCTGTTTCGCGATCAATTAGTAATGCATCTAATACCCCCTCAAATGCTTCTGTGGCTTCATTGATCAAATGTTCGCGATCTGAATTGGCCACATAGTCGCTGATGTTGTCGCCTGCCCAGAAGCGTTTGTTGTCAGCTCGCATTCGTTCACGTAGGGCAGCACTCAGCAGTTTTTCTTTTTTAACACCAGGTTGGTCTACTGCACGAACGTACAATGGTGATGGTACTACTAAAGGTACAAACTCTGTTGGTGGTGGTTGATTTAATACTGGATCTGGGGTAAATTCTGTTGTCAATTGTGTTCTCCGAGTTAAGGACGTGGATGTCAAAGTATTAATATCTCTTGAGATATTAATTTAGATTTTATCTTATTAGTAAATTCTGTATTGTTTATATTTTAGCAGTATTCACTAATAAGAGCAAAAATTATTCTTCCCAAACATATGGGCCAGATTTTTGTACAGCAAAAGTTAAATACGATTCAATTTTTTCTAAATCTGCTGAAGTTTTTAAACTAGTAACTTCGTTAGCAAAGTGTAATTCAACTCCTAAGTCTAACGCCAAATTTAAAATTTCTTTGCGTCTTTCTGCATCGTCGGTTAACGAATATATACTACACATTACTATACCGTCTGGCTTTTGTTTGATGTAATGTTCTAGTGCTGGTTGCCAATCCATATGCTCGTTGTCTGTTAGATAATCATTATAACTAATTTTATTTTTTACACAATATTGTTCTATAATAGAACGTTGCATAGGTAATGTTTGCCATTTACTAAAAGCACTACTCCATCCTGCATAAGTAACAAATTTTCTTCCGGTATTATCCGAAATCCTTGCACCTTCGTAGTCGCCTGGTAACCGCATAAATCCTCCTGGGTTTCTACGCAAATATTCTTCTCCTTCAACCAGGATACGCATATCCATACTGACTCTAGTATAATTTTCTTTATTGTCTACATTACCGTGCAAGTGTTCTTGTAAAAATAAGTGACTTTGGCCTGTATTCAAGGTTACTGGTTGTGCATAACGTAAACATTCTTTTTCAAATTTTTCTAAGCTCCATTTTTCACTTAACACTTGCTTAGTAAGTTGCCTACTAATAGCTAAATCTAATATCCACATAGTATTAGTTTTCTCTGCGCGAGTAAAAGGTGTCCAAATGGTTCTGCAACCTCTACCATTGCCTACAAATATGCCCTGATGAAACCATAATCTGCGTCCTGCCTGTGCCTGATTAGGTATAACGACTCGTAGCGTACCTTGTCGTTGTATTAAATACTTTTTATAATTAATTCGTTGTGGAATATATTCTTCTACAAATTTATCAAATTTCTCCATGAAATCTTTTCTGCTGCATGCATTTTGCACATGGGCCGCAACCTTGACTATTTCAGCAGGATTTAGAACTTCGTGTAAAGTTTCTAGTTCTTTTACGTGTGGCATTATTTCTTGTATAATAGACAATGCCCAAGCAGGCCAATTATACTTTCCTAAATTATAATTTAGAGTTTTGTTATTCCACTCTTTTTCGGTTATTTTTAGTTCTGTCATTGATTTTTCCTTAAAAATTTTAATAAATCAATAGTGTCATTGATACCGTTACTAAGGCTAACTTTAGGTTTCCACCCTAAAGTTTGTGTGATTAAATTATGATCGCTGTTTAGGTAATAGAGTTCACCAGGCCTAATAGGTTTTGAATCCCAAATAATTTTTCCTTGCCAGTTCAATTTATTAGCAATTAATTGTGCATAATCCTTGATCTTAATAGGATTGTCTGGTCCTAATGTGAAAGTTTTGCCTTCGCACAAGGTAGGATTATTAATTACTTGCTCCCATGCGTCAACTAAATCATCAATGTAGATAAAGTTTCTATAAGGTTCTGCGTATCCTAAAGAAATTTCGTTAGGATTACTTAACATTTGTGAAATAATTTGTTCAGTTACAAAAAAGTTATTATCTTTTCTGCCGTAGCTATTTGTTTGCCTAATTATTGTAAACGGTAAATTTAAACAACGTCTAGCATATTCTAAATATTTTTCAACGCCAAATTTAGCAATAGAATATGGAGCATTGGGACTGGGTATAGTGTGTTCGTTAAACGCTATAAATTTATCAGGAATCAAATTTAGTTTTACTTCGTCGCTAATTGGTTGCCACCCATATACCTCCATTGTGCTAGCAAAAACAAAGTTTTTTAAATTTTTAAGTTTACTAGCGGTTTCAATTAAGTTAACGCTACCTACATAATTAATTTGACTGAAAGTAATTTGTTCGTAAAAGCTTTGTTCAACTTCTGTTCTAGCAGCTAGATGAACTATTATTTCTGGATTGGACTCTATTACTTCTTTAGTTACTTCGGCAAAATTAAGTAAATCATTTTTTAAAAAATGTAACTCATTATTATGCCCAAGTCTAGCAGATAGGTAGGATCCTATAAAACCGGAATGTCCGGTAATTAAAATTTTCATATAATTGTAATTTGTCGCAAATCAGGATATTGATGATATTCAGGTAATTTGTTGATGGTAGTTAATTTTTCTAAACCAATTTTTGCGTCTTCGATAGTGGGTCTATAGTGATACCCAATCTTGAACGTGCATTGTGATTCCCAAGGCGCAACAGATAATCTGCGTCCGTCGTATCGTTGTTCAATTATGGTACTGTATGCCTGTGCATCATCTAACAGTATAGCACCACCATGCCCTATATGTAAAGGTTTATTGTGCCCAAAACTCAGACACTGCATTTGTCCCGCACGATACATGTTTCTTTCCAATCTACGTGCGCTATCCCAGATGTTAGTGCCGTGAAACGGATATTCACCAACCCAGGTTTCTTCGGTGTACAAATATGCAATGCCCAACTTGTGCATGGTCATTGGTATACTAAGATAGGTGAATGGAGTAAATGCTGTTTGAGTGACAGCATGGTATCGTAGACACATTTCAATCGCATGAGTACAACAGTCGGTCATTATGGCATAAGGTGCACCAGTGTACTCGGCTAATGCCTGTTCAAATTTTAATATTTGATCAAACATTTTTTATATTTTGAACAAGTTGTTGTATATCGTTGGTATACCGTTTACCTAAATCAATGTTGTAAAACAATTCCATATTTTTTTTCCTCCTGTTATGTGTTTTGATAAAAATTTCATGTAGATTTTCTTTGACTAAATCATCTAATATCTCATGAAGTTTAAACATTCTTTTAAATGGATCTGGTTCTATATCATAGTAATCATGATTTATGATATCGTCGAATGTATCAATCCCGTAGCCTCTCAGATGTTCAACAGAACCTGCACAACTAAACAATAAAAATAACTGTCCAGCTGCAATAGGTTTCCAAGTTTTTTCTGATATAAAAAAATTGTGTGCAACGGTAGTTTCGGTTACTAAATTTATGTAGCTGTTACGATATGCAGGATGTGACAGGTCTATATGGTGAGAACAAATATTTGTATCTCCAAACATAGGTAAATTAGCGCTAACATTATCCCATTCGGTAATTATATTGTTAGGAAGCAGAGGTTCGTCACCTCTGTTGTTTTTTATATTAACTGGATCTGTGTGTATACTAAAAAAACAATCATCATAGTATGATTTATTTTTTAATACCAAATAATTGTAAATTCTGTGAGGTCGCGGAGTGCCATTTAAACAGCAAACTTTGTATCTTCGTTTTACACGATTGATTCTGTTATTACCAATTGCTTGATCTTTAAGAACATTTTTTAAAAAATAATAATAAAATGGATGATATACTAAATTTGATTTTTGTAAATGATGGGAGGAATCCGACGACAGTATCAGAAAGTTTAGCAGATAAGTTTTTATTTTGTCGTGTAGATCAAACGGAATATTACCAAAATTACTATCACTAAAGAAAATAACTAAAATTTTATTTTTATCTGTAGTGATCAATGTGCGGTCATTCAAATCAATGCATTTGCATCCGTCAATGAATACAAAATTAGGATCTGTTAGACTATACAATCCATTTTGTAGATAATCAGGAAGGTCAGGAAGGGTCAGCATCTCTAGTATACCATTTGTATGCACTATCAATTAACTGATTGATAGTTGAGTAGTTGGGTTTCCATTTTAGTAAAGTATAAGCCACTGTGTAATTGGCAACCAGACGATCCGGGTCACCAGGGCGTCTTGGACCTACTGCGACCGCAATGCCATTGTAGTTCAGCATCACATAGTCAATGATTTCTTGGTTGCTGATACCATGCTCAGTACCAAGATTCATTACCGCAGCATGTTTCTCAACTTGATTGTTCATCCAATCAATGGCACGTATATGTGCATCTGCCAAATCCCATACATGTATATAATCACGTATACAAGTACGATCTGGGGTGTCGTAATCAATACCGTTCAAAGTAAATGTTTGACCAGCCAACTTGGCTTCTAGTATCCTGGCAATGATATGACTGGCACCAGGTGCTTGTCCAAGATCATGTGCGAAAGGCTCTGCTCCGGCTGCATTGAAATATCTAAAACACACACTGGGAACGCCGTATGCTGCATGATAATCGCTCAACATGCGTTCAGTCACATGCTTGCTAACACCGTAGGGACTGATAGGCAATTTGGGATCTGATTCATACACAGGTACAATCGCAGGATTGCCGTACACACTGGCACTGCTACTAAACAGTATCAGGGGTTTTTTGTCTAAATCCTTTACATGTGTCAGCAGTGTAATAGTTTTTGCAATGT